CGATTAACTCCTCTAGTTCTCGGTCAGAGATGATCTTGTCTAGTGTTTCTAAGTCAGACTCTTTCCATGTTGGATAGATCTGTTGTAATTTTTTCAAACTTTTATTTGGAACACGTTTCATAGGTTTGATCCATGGATGAAATTGCTGTTGTAGTGATCCACACATGGCAGTTAGTATCCATAATAATTTTTTGTGCTTTCCTAGTGTGAAGCAGTGTTTGTTTACGCACTCGTTGACCATTTCTACATAGTGTTCCACAAAGAATGGATCTTTGGCAGATGTGCTTGACACGTATCTCATCAGCATGTAAGGTGAATACAGAGATTTCTCTTTGTCGTCAATTCTGTCAAAGTAATCTTTATTTCTAAAATCGACTGCTTTCAATCCGTTACGTAGATCAAAAAATTTTCTATTTTTTTCTGCTGGCATATTTTAATCCAAACATTGTACAGTCCTTTGCTGTCACAAAAGTTAATTTTATTTTATTTTGCATATGTTGTAAACCTGAAAGTTTTTTGTTCAATTTGTTCTTTGTCAGCCAGTCAAAAAAATCCATGGCCCATTCTCCTTGGTCCAACCACACAGCAATTTTTTCATTTGTTATCATGATTGGTGCTTCTATTTTTATTGATTTTCTACCAGACCGAGCCATAATCTACCTGTTCGCATTGTCTTGAAATGTCCTTAACAAAATAAGCACACGTTGGTTTAGGGCCATTATTGAGAGGTACAGCCAACATCTGTCCTGATTTTATTTTTGGAAAGTACCATTTCACTTCGGTGTATATGTCCACAACGTCTATTGGATGAAAGTCCGGCTTTGGACTCGACAATGGGTTGAATGTGAATGCGTCGAACCCCCTGTCGTTCAAACTTGTTATCGGTAACACATGCATCTCCGATTGACCGGCCTCGCCTATTAGCATCTTCCAGTCCAATGGCATTTTTATCTTGTGTGGTCCTATCTCCAGAACCGCCGCGGGAGCATTGAAACTTTCTAAAAATATTAGAGGTATGTAAAAGAAGTCAGGATTGTTTGGATCAGAGTTATCTAGAACAGCAAATCTCAACTTTTCATCTACCCACTCGGGTATCTTTTCAAGTGTATATGATCTATCGTCTAGTGTAAGGATTTTCATAATTTATCTTTTCTATATTATACGGATAATTTGCTTCTTTGTAAAACTTTTTCCTAGCACCCAGGTGTCTTTTTGCAAACTTGCAACTGCTGGTAATATCCCATATCTGTACGCTATCTTTGTCTTCGGCTTTCCTGATGCCTCGTCCTATGCTCTGAATTACCCTTACGAATGATTTGCCTGGTTCTATGAGAACAAGATTAAAAATCCTAGGAATATTAATGCCAACAGCGGCAACTCCATATGTGGCAATAATAACTTTATTTGTTGCAGTAGATATTTCATCATATTGTTCCTTTCTTTCCATGTTTTTAGTTGATCCTGATACAAATACTGAATCTTTTATTTGTTTTTCTAACAGTTCACCTGCTGATATACGATCGACGAGTATCAGTGTGTTGCCAGAGGTTGCTATATCTTTTATTGTGTTTGCCACCCATGTCATTCTTGTTGTGTCTGTGGTTAGCCATTTTAGTTCTTCGCCATATGTTTTAAACTGTGGATGGTCTTGCGTTTGCAAAACATTCACATGGCAGTTAGCCAGAACTCCTTTGTCTTGTAGTTCACTCGCTTGTATTCTGTTTGCAACTTCTCCTATGCTACATTTTAAACCCATGAATTCATAATCGGCCTTCGGGACTGTGCCTGTGAGTCCCCAACGTATTCCACAATGTGCAAATGGTCCAGTGAGTAATCTTTTCAACACATCTGCTTTTGCCATGTGTACCTCGTCTATGATCACAGTTTGGATGCCATCACAGAACTCCTTGAATTCTGTGCTGTGTTCATTTTTTGCTTTCTTTTCTAGCACATTTAAACTTTGCCAGGTTGCTATTGTGTTATATCTGCCAACTTCTTTTCTGTCTCCGTAGTACACGCCAGTGTCCAGATTACAAGCGAGGAAGTCTTCCTCAGTCTGCGTGACTAGGCTTTTGTTAGGAACAATAGTAATGGTCCTGCCATATGGCTCGACCAATTGGCACAGTGCCGCTGTAATAATGGTCTTACCTGCGCCAGTGGCGATCTCTTGTATGCTTTGTGGATTCTCGATAAATTTGTTTAATGTTTCAACTTGATAATCTCGTAATATGATTGGTTGTCCCGCCGCTGGATGTTTGTCTGGCCAAGTGATGTGAGACAGATAATTTTTATCCACCGCTTTGAATTCAAAATCATGTTTGATCCTATGGTCGACTACATCTATGTAGACTCCACCTTCGTCTAGTATTGGAATTATTTGATCAACTAAATTTAGATATGTTGTTCCGCCTAATCCAAAAAAAGAAACTTTTCCATCCCATCTTCCAAGTTTGACTGCTGGGAGATGTCTTGCATATGGTATTTCGTATTTGAATTTATTTGAAAGACGCTTCCTCCATTCAAGAGATAAGTTCTCGAACTTCACATTTACTTCGTCTTTAATTACTAATTTACAACTGCTCATTCTAAAGTTTTCTTATAATATGATCATGCCAATCCCAACTACTCGGCTGATGATCACTATAATACAACTTTTTTGGAAGATTTTCAAGAAGTCTTTTAAGATTGTCTGTGCCTGTTGAATAATAGCCGCCACCAACGGCAATCAACGAAGCCTTTGGTTTTATATTACTTTTAATCAACGCCCTCGGTATTCTATTTCTTACAAATATAATTTTGGTATTATCAGTTATCAACTTGAACTGTTTACTCATTTGGTGTAATTCGTATAGGTTCTGGAAAAATTCGTGAGGTTTTTGGTTGTCTACCAACCAGTGTCTTTCATTTGTGAATTTGTCTATGTCTTTTTTGTAGATTGGTTCTTTTACATCAAATCCCCATGAACAGTCATTCAAAATATCGATCCCGTTTTCTTTGAAGCAATTCAACCATTCCCAAAAAGTTTTAACGTCCTCCTCCATATGGATATCACCGCTTACTGGGACAAGTAACGGAAAACAATCAAGTTCAACTATTCCACTTACAACTTCTCGTTTTGTGTAACTCTTACTATCAATCCATAACTTGTGATGATTTTTATGTGCTATACTTTTTCCCACTCTTGTTGCCGATGGAACGTTTATACCAGTAGTTGGAATATTAAAATTCTTAAGTGAATCAACCTGATGCAAAGCCTTTTTATTTTTCAAATGTTTGTTCCAATGCTCCTGTAGAGATTTTGGTGCATTGTCTATAATGACCTCACCGCCTACCAGTCGTGCTGTTGGTTGCCTGTGACCGATTATCTCCTTTTTTATTTCTTCGTAGTCATTTAAAAGACTGTCGTCACTGAATTTAAAATCATATCTTACAGCGATTAATGTTAGATAGTATGCAGTGACATCGCTATGCAGGAAAGTCCATTTTTTTGCCTCTCCATCATACTGACAGTATCCAGCAGGCATATCACGTTTATCTTTGAGGCATCTTATAAGTTGTATGACCTTTTTGTGGTATGGAAATTTCATTTCTATTTTCTCAACATTCTTGTCATCTGTGTACTTCTCAATACTTTTATGAAAACTTATCACACGGAATTCGTCTTCGTAAACAGGATTGTCTAATAGTTTCTTGATATCCATTCCGTGTGTTTGAAATTTGGTTAGATATCTTTTCAGTATTACCAAGGCTAATTTGCCCTGTTTTTCTGTCCATGGATATTGTGCTTCTGCCAATGATCTCACTGTTTCATGGTCTTTGGGGTGTGGCTTGATTATGGCTGTATTTCCTATCATTGATGGATTTGCCCAAAAATAATCGTTATATGCTAATATTTTAAGTGCTTCGTTAATTGTTTTTGGCAAATCTGTGTGCATATCAGTCATGGTATTTTAGATAATTATTAGTATATTATAGCATAATTGGTAATATAGTCAACCATGAAAAGATACAAAAATAAAA